CTAAAGGGCTTATAGAGGTGATTCCTCATCCAATGAGTCTCTGTATTCCTTGGTTTGTTGAGGTGTCCAAGGTGTGAGAGGGTTTTCTTGTGTTGGGAAAGGCCAGCAGTCTATGAGGGTTTCCCTCGGCTGCGTACACGTAGTGCTCATGCTGTTTTACTCCACATAGAAGGAAACTTGTCCAACGGATTTACGCCAAAAGGCTCATCACCCAATGAGTATTGTTGTTTTTCTACAACAACAACACCATTGAATGAGTTATATAGGTTTTCTAGCTCAGCTAAGATTTTGTTTACATCCTCAAGCCTGCTATCACCTTTAGGCAATAAATGCCATACATCATAGAGACAATCTTCCGCATGAGCCACTATGCGTTGAATTTCATTGTAATCTGTCATGGATCATTCTCCCAAATCATAGGTTAAATTGTCCAAAGTATCAGCGAAGTTATCCCATTCTCGATAGAAATCTAGATCGTCTATTTGAGACAGTGTATTAATTACAGGTGAGTACTTTTCCATTACCTTCTTTGCCTCAGACAGTAGGTATAGTAGTTCATCACGTGTAGACACTAGTTCATCAGTCAATGGGTTACCTTCGCGCCACAAACGGCGTTCAAGGCTTATGAAGTCATTATTGTTTAGCATTGACTGTTTCCTTTGTGTTCATTTGTTTAGAATCAATCAAGCCTTGAGCATAGCCCATATCGTAGGTGCTAGCCATAGCTTTGATTGTGTCATCTGAGAAGCCTAAAGCCTTCAATTTCTCTATTAGTTCTTGCAGTGTCATACAGTAGCCAATGCCTTAGCGATAGCTGCGGATTCCTCTTTGTATGTCATAGCCTCAAAACCTAAGAATTCTTTTAGTTTACTGTCAGCTGCAAACATATAGCGAGTCTTTTTTGAGCCTTTATCACGTGAAGCTGTTACTACACCGGTAAACTGTGAATTGTCTTGACAGTAGCCAATGACTTCTTTGTGCATATCCATGAGAAGCACACCTTTAGTAGTCTTTTTGTAATACCCTGAACATGTGCTGCCGCCAGTGAAGAGACTATCTAAGAATTCTGAATTGTTCTTAGCGAAGTGTTTTCCGTTGATTGTTAGCATAATTAACCCCTTAATTAAAACACTTGATAGACCAAATGACCATCATAGGCTTCGCCTAGATAGCTCGTATTGTCTTGGAGGTACTCAATGACTGCATTCTTGGCTTCATCATCGTCAAGACCTTCAAGGTCAATAGAGTAGTTAGAAGCGATATCCGTGTAAGTCTCTGCTGAGTAGTCACAACAAATAGAGATTACATCAAGATCAATCTCTTGGCCTGTTTCTTCTTCGTAGTTCTCAAGATAGTCAAAGATTACTTTTAGTGCTTCGTAACCGTAGCTGTCATAGCGGTCAAAGCGTTTGAATGCGTCGATGAAGTCGTTGAAGTTTACTGATTGTTTCATGGTGAATGCTCCGATACTTGGTGAGTTAATAGACGGTACACAATGTACCCCATAAGAGCCTATTGCTAAGCCCTTATAAGTTAGATTGTAAGCCACACTACCACAATAGCGATAGCGTAGAGCCAGTATAAGACAGTTTGAGCGAGATTATTCATGGTGGTTTCCCTTAGTTACTTAGTTGATTGCTTACTTAGTGCGCGCGTAAAACTTAACGCCTTGCATTGCATGGACACACTCAGGCATAACAGCCTTATATGATGCGTTAACAATGATGAACAGCTTTCCCTGTGTAGCCAGTTCAAGTTGCTTAGACAGTGTCTTAATAACCCGCATGATCTAATCCTTTGTTGATGCGTTGATGATGCAACTTACTTAGCAAACACCGTGCCAGTGTCTATTATGTAATATTACTGTACTACTTAGTAACTTATAAGCCCTAAATGTACTACTTACTTACCCAGTGTTGTACCATAACAACGCCTCATAATAGTGCATGATTCCCTTTGATGGTGCATAGTTGCACCTTGATAGTGCATTAGCTTGGCATGAGACTTGCTTGGTAGTGGCTTGATAGTGCCTTGATAGGTTACGTTATAGGTGTCAGTATAGTGCTTGATAGGCACCTACATAGCTCTCCACACTTAGTTTCCCTACATAAGCCTACATAGTCCTACAAAGATCGTTATGTTTCATAACTATATAGACCTATGAAGACACGGGGGAGGGGGTAGCTCTAGTGTTTTACTTTTGCAGTACCCTCTAAAATACACAAAAAAGTCAATAGAGAAAAGACAACAAAGTAACAAAAAAGACATTAAAAATCATGGACATAAAGACTTTAGAGAACTGTTGTGTAAATACAACACTAATGCTTAGCCTAAGATGTGCACAAGAGCCCTAACATAGGATCACTTGAGTCTCTAAAGTGCTCACAAGAGCCCTATGAAGATAGAGCATAGCGTAGGAATTAGAGAGCTGACTCTAATGATAGAAGACAGTAAAATAAATGTTAAATAAGTGTTGACATTTGAGAAAAGACACCTATAATGCTAATTGAAGGTTATCCTTCCAAGAACTCAAGTGAAGACTTTGTAGACAGGCTACTCAGTTAATACAGGAAGTTTCTTAGTGAGTTACTAGCTTGTTCCTTACCGTCCTTATTAAACCTAATCTGGACACAAGGGTTAATAAGTAAGTTAATACTTCACTTAGATTCTTGCTTATAAGGCTTTTAAGCCGTAATGTTAAATGTCTTAGTTACTTTAAAGTACTCTAAGTAGTACTACGCATGAGGATTGACTCTGGGGGTTCTCAGAGTAGGCCAACAGTCCTCAGTCGTTGTATTACTTACTGTACCCCCTTATCATTTATATCATCTCCGTATAAGGACAAAGATGACCACAGAACTAGAACCTCAGCGTCGTAAAGCTGGTAGACCCAAGAAGGGTGAGATCGTAGCTAAGCAAAAGGGTGGTCGTGAGCTTCGCGGTAGGCCCAAGGGTGATACAGCGATCATGAACGAGTACAAGGCTCGTATGTTGGCTTCACCTAAATCGGCTAGGGTCTTAGAAAAAGTCTTTGAGATTGCTTTAAATGATGAGCACACAGGTCAAATGGCTGCTATGAAGTTAGTCCTTGATCGTATTGTCCCTGCTTCTACTTTTGATACAGCTAAAGGTAATAATGGTAGTGCTCCGCAGATTAGTATTAATATTACTGGCCTTAGCTCTCCTACTGTGCAGGCCGAGGAAGTGGTGTACGACATCTCGGATGTAGAGGTTAAGGAATGACGGCTCTTAACTTTGAGCTTTTACGTTGGCAGCAGGAGGTCTTTAAGTCCTCTAAGCGCTTTAAAGTGGTTGCTGCAGGGCGTCGCTGCGGTAAGTCTAGGCTTTCTGCAGTGACCCTGCTCATTGAAGCTTTAAACTGTCCTGAAGGCTCTGCTGTGATGTACATAGCACCCACCCTAGGACAAGCTAGAACTATTATGTGGGACTTGCTGAATGACTTAGGTCGTCCAGTAATTAAGTCTAGTCACGTTAACAACCTTGAGATCACATTAATCAACGGCAGGAAAATTTTGGTTAGAGGTGCTGATAACCCTGACTCCCTACGTGGTGTATCTCTTACCTATGTCGTACTAGACGAATGTGCATTTATCAAGGAAGACACATGGCAAAAGATTATCCGAGCTTCTTTGTCTGACAAGAAAGGTAGAGCTTTATTTATCTCTACCCCTAGTGGTCGTAACTGGTTCTATGACTTGTTTCACCTAGGTCAGGAAGAACAAGATGAAGAGTGGCAGTCATGGCACTTCACTACTCAAGACAACGAGACTATTGATCCTAAAGAGATTGAAGCAGCTAAACGTACACTAAGCTCTTTTGCCTTTAAGCAGGAATACTTGTCTTCCTTTGATACAGCAGGTAGTGATCTATTCAAAGAAGAGTGGCTCAAATACAAGGATGAACCCCAATATGGTGATTACGTCATTGCAATTGACTTGGCTGGCTTTGAGGACGTGGCTAAGAACGCGGGAGCCTCTAAGAAGCGCTTGGATGAATCAGCGATCACTGTCTGCAAGATATTAGACAACGGTGATTGGTGGGTTAAGAAGATTGACCACGGACGTTGGGATATTAGAATGACTGCTTCTAAGATCCTCATGGCAATTAGAGATTATCGTCCAGTGGCAGTAGGGATTGAACGAGGAGCACTTAAAAACGCTGTGCTTCCTTATCTGAACGACCTCATGCGTAAAAATAACGTGTACAGTCACATTCATGATCTCACGCACGGAAATCGTAAAAAAGCTGACCGTGTTGTGTGGGCTTTACAAGGACGTATGGAACACGGGCGTGTATCTTTTAACGTAGACGAAGATTGGCGTGAGTTTGAAGACCAGCTTCTAATGTTTCCCTCTACAGGCGTACATGACGACTTAGTGGACTCTTTAGCTTATTGTGACCAGTTGGCAATTACCACATACCAGCAGGACTATCAGGAAAATGAACACGAAATCCTTGACATTGTAAGTGGCTACTAACTTAGGAATACTATGGGCTTGTACAGTAATATTAATGCAAAGAAGAAACGTATCGCAGCAGGCTCAGGCGAGAAGATGAACAAAGTAGGTAGCAAAGCTGCCCCTACAGACAAAGACTTCAAAGATGCTGCTAAGACGGCTAAGAAAGTTAAAAAGAAATGACAGTTAAGTGGTGAAAAAGCTTGACAAAATACTACTTTTAGTGTAGTATCCGCATTAATTAAATACAAGGCTACATTACATGGCTGAAGAAAACATGAACAGCGACGATCCTATCTTTGACGAGCCCTCAGAAAGCGACAAAGAGCTAGTCTCTTGGGTGATGGATCACTGTGAGCGCTGGCGTGATTGGCGCGACAGTAACTACATGGATAGTTACGAAGAATATGAGCGTATCTTTCGTGGTCAGTGGCAAGCAGGTGACTCTACTCGTGAATCAGAGCGTAGCCGTATCATCTCCCCTGCTACGCAGCAAGCTGTAGAGACTTCTCACGCTGAGATCATGGAAGCTATCTTTGGTCAAGGTGAGTACTTTGACATCAAGGATGACGTTAAGGACGTTAACGGCTCTCCTATTGATGTAGCGATGCTTAAGACCATGATGATGGAAGACTTCGCCAAGGACAAGATCCGTAAGTCTATCGACCAGATTGGTTTGATGGCTAAAATCTATGGTACAGGTATCGGTGAGATTGTTGTCAAGACAGTCAAAGAGTACACGCCTTCTACACAGCCTATCCCCGGTGTGACAGGGCAGGCAGCTATCGGTGTTGTTGAACAAGACCGTATCTCTGTCTCTCTTAACCCTATCAACCCTAAGAACTTCTTGTTTGACCCTAACGGTACATCGGTGGATGACTGTATGGGTGTAGCTATTGAAAAGCCTGTAAGCTTGCACAAGATCGTAGCAGGCATGGAGTCAGGCATCTATCGTAAGGTAGACATCTCTCCTTACACTGACAATGACACTCTAGAGGCTACTCAAGAGCTTCGTCAGTTCCAAGACGGTAAAGCTACCATGCTCACGTATTACGGCTTAGTGCCTCGTGAGTACTTGGAACAGAAAGAGAATGACGGTAAAGAGGTCATGGATCTCTTCCCTGAGGACTCTGCTGCTGATGACTACTCTGACTTGGTAGAGGCTATCATCGTCATCGGTAACGGTACTCTTTTGCTCAAAGCTGAAGAGAATCCTTACATGATGAAGGATCGCCCTATCATGACGTATCAGGATGATACAGTTCCTAACCGCCTGTTGGGTCGTGGTGTGGTCGAGAAGGCCTACAACATGCAGAAAGCCATTGACGCACAGTACCGTGCCTATTTGGACTCTCTAGCCCTCACAACCTCTCCTATGATCGCTATGGATGCTACACGCCTCCCTCGCGGTGCTAAGTTTGAGGTTAAGCCGGGCAAGGCTCTCCTGACTAACGGTAATCCATCTGAGATCATGATGCCGTTCAAGTTCGGTACTACTGATGGTAATGCTCCAGCGGCAGCTCAGAACTTCGAGCGTATGTTGTTGCAGGCTACTGGCACTATGGATACCAACGGCATGATTAGCCAAGTGTCTCGTGATGCGTCCCAAGGCGGGATCTCGATGGCTGTAGCTTCTTTGATTAAGAAGAACAAGCGTACACTGACTAACTTCCAAGAAGATTTCCTGTCTCCATTCATCAAGAAGGCAGCATTCAGGTTCATGCAGTTTGACCCTGAGCGTTACCCTTCTGCTGACTTGAACTTCGTACCTTTGGCTACTTTGGGTATTATGGCTCGTGAGTACGAACAGTCACAGTTCATTGCTTTGTTGCAGACTCTTGGCCCTAACACTCCTGTGTTGCCTTTGATCTTGAAGGGTGTGATCCAGAACTCTTCTCTGAGTAACCGTGCTGAGATGATTGAAGCTCTTGACAAAATGGCTCAACCTGACCCACAAGCTCAAGAGATGCAGAAGATGCAGCAACAATTGGCTCTCCAAGCTGCTCAAGCTCAGATCGCTGTTAACTCTACTCAGGCTGAACGTAACAAGGCCGAAGCAGCTAACACAATGATGGAGACTCAGTTGAAGCCTCAAGAGGTTCAAGCTAAGATTATTGCATCATCTACAAATAATTTGCCTAATAATGATGATTTAGCTAGCAGAGAGTTTGACAGACGTGTTAAAATAGCAGACTTAATGCTTAAGGAAGCTGATATGAAGAACAAGTCAAAGATTGTTGAACTTCAGATGAGCAAGCAAAAGCAAGACAGCATGACTTCAGAGGCTGACTTCTTGAAACAACTCACTGAAAGCTTGAGCCAATGATACTTCAAGACATTGAAACCATGACTGACGCTGAGAAATTAGCGTTGGTTAAGGCTATTCAAGAGAATGTTGCATCTTCCAAGGCAAAACAAGTGTCGTTGGAGACAGGTCAGTACGCTAAACTGGTTGTTGACGCTATCAAGAAGATCAAAGCTGACCTTGAAGAGCGTTATGCGGTGATTAGCGCTGAAATCACCTCAAAATCTGCGGCGATTAGAGATGGTAAAAACGGTATCAACGGCGCTAAAGGCGAAAAAGGCGATACAGGTCTGCGTGGGCTTGATGGGGCTAACGGCAGGGACGGTGTAGACGGTAAAGATGGTGTTGACGGCCGTGCTG